CAGATCCTTGCATAATCCTTGGCATTGGCAAACTCATAGAAGTTTGTGCAAGTTTCAGGTTCAAAGTGCCAAGTGTCTGTGACTGCCCATTCAAAATTCATTAGTTGCTCCATGTGAGGTTGAATTTATCAATAAGAATATCACGCACGTGTTCTCTATCTGTTGAATCACCATCACCCCACGTATAATGTGGAAATGCTGGATAGCAACACATTTGAATATACAGAAATGATGCCTCTTCAATCATTCTCTTAGTTAATCCCTGAATTGGATATAATACATCAGGATAACTAGGTAAGTAGAATGATGCAACATAATCAGTGAAGTCATCCATTGTCTCAAGCATAAATGGTCTCCTTTGTTGATTACATTAGTATTATAACCGATTTGGAGACCAATGCTTGCGATAGAGTGCCAGAAATTAAAGTGGCACTCTGTAGTCTACTTTCTGGGTATATTCCTGAAATAATATCTTCTCCCATATCACTGCTTCCTCTTCTCTCCGATCATAATCCTTTAATCCCGTGAGAGTCTGCTTAACGTGGACTAATTCATGGATTAGAGTGATGATGTATTCATCTATACTCAAATCATTATGAATATGGATCAAAAATTCTCCGTGACCATCAATTTGACAGAATCCAAAGGAATTCTCATCACTTAGGTCACATTGATTGACCTCAATGTCCACTTCATTGAACGGTAATTCAGAATTGATCTCTGAATACTGCTCACACATAAACTCATACACATCAAACGTAATGTCACGATCAGGATCAACATACCAATCACCCGATGTATAAAAGGTCATAGTTAAAAAGCGAATTTGGTTAGGACTAAATCAAATATATTTACTGCCCAATGCATACACCAAATAAAGGAGAAAATGAATAATAATTTCTCCTTGCCAGTCATATCTTTTGACATATTAACCTCTTAGATAAAGATAACCACCTGCCCAGTCTGCCCTTGATAGGCATTCTTCACGTTCTCTAATGATCCTAAGATCATATCTGACGTGCTTGGCAGGAGACTTCCAAGATGCTGGTTTGTATACCTCACCAGTTTTCTTGTCAATGAAAGCGTGAACTCCACCAGACCATATTTTACCATCTTCCTCAACGTCCTGCTGGTTGATTTTCCAGTACTTACGACCTGCCTGACACCTGAACTCCTTTTTATGAGAAGAATTAGGATAACTTCTCTCATAATCCTTTTCAAGTGCCTCACACAAATCAGTAACCCACATCTCAACCCTCACATCCAATGGAAGTTGTTCGGTAGCAAGCATAAGACTCCTGATTGATTACTTTTATATTATAGCAGTAAAAAACCCCCTTTCGGGGGTTGAATGGACACTTATCTAACTGGATACTTTTCGGGAATTGGTACAGATTTTACGTTAGTATCTGTAATCTTAAAATCATCATCTCTCTGACGATCTACCTCATAGCACTCCCACTCATGATCTAATGTATAGATGTAAGTGTATTCCTGACCACAATCAACCGCAAACAAATCATCTATGTTAAGATGCAATGCAGGTTCAGTGTTCTCTCCACGATCATTATAATATAGTGGTCGTGATTCATCCAACTTTTCCATATTCCAATCAGTATCAGAATCACATGAGGAAAGATCCCCACCATCAATTAATTCTGCAATTTTCTCTCTTGTGTTAAACTTCTTCTTAAGAGTAACACCTAACCAAGAAGGATAACCATCCCAATGGTGATACACTGAAACAAAAGAATCTTCTGTTAGTTGCAGTGCAATGCGTGAACGTGTTGACATTTAAAAAAGAAATAAAGTGAAAAGAGGACTTACAAATGCTTGGTTGACCTAGATCATATAGAATGGTCGGTTAAGCGAGAAATGCCTCATATAGGTGAGAGAAACAAAATCAGGACTTACAGAAGGTTGCGACTAGCGTTTTGATGTCCAGATGCAATCATCATTGTGTCGTGCAGTTTTAAAGTCCTTACGCTTAATGCCTGATTTGTTTCCCATATTGCTATTATAGTCCATCAAGGAAGGGTTGCAACGTTGCTTGTGACACTTCCTTACCTGACACATCCAACTCTTCCATTATGATTTGTTTTGGTAGCATATTATAACAGTAGTAACTACTGCTGAATGTGATCTTGTTATTAGGTCTACCATCAGGGCTATTAAACTTCATTCTCTTATCAAACATAAGCAGTTGTAAGTCCTTATCCTTGAATAGTTTCATAGGTGCAGAGTCATTCAACCAAGTGTTAGTCATTATGAGTGCAAATGGTTTATTAAATGATAATGCACGTTCAAAGTATTTTCTCTTATTAGTGAATGGTGGGTTTGATATTATCATATCCCACGGTATCATTGGTTCCCATTCAAAAAAGTTCTCCTTGTAACTAATATGAGAGTATATTACATTATGCTTTTGACTAATCTGCTTTACAAATTCACTCTCCTTAGTGTCAAATGGACACCAAACAGTAGATCCTTCTGGGATATACTTAAGGATAGGTTTTACTGCATAATCAGGTGTATAACATTCATCGTTATTACCTGGAGAATACATTAACTTTCCACTATCTAATTCTTTCACCATTCTTCTTAATCTGTTTTGTGGATATTGTAACACCAATCCTAGGATCTTTGGAGTTACCTTTCTTTTTGTTAGGATACTGTTTCTTAATCTTAGGTAAGAGAATATCCAATACTTTACTACTCTCTAGCTTCCATACTTCCACTATCTCACCATCACTGAATCGTGCATAATAATGATATGGATACTTACCTATCTTTTCTTCTTTAATATATTTCTCTTGATCTTCCCAAGTGTCCTGAACACTAATACCATTATATGTGGCGTTGATCTTGTCACATATAGTAGACTTGTACTCTACTGGTACTCTATGACCATCAACCACTTCATAAGCATCTGCACCCGAATAAGTGGTTGCTACCTTATGCCCTAGAGCATTTGCCATATAAATCTCTCTTGATCTAGCATAAGAAAAGGGATCACCCCAACCATTCTCTTGGCAGAGTAGATACATTCTCTCGTAAAGTTCCTGAAATTCCTGTTCGGGATTCATAGAGATGATTCAACTAAACATAGTATAACCCACCCCACACTAAAATGTGAGATGGGTGTGCAAGTTATTAAACTGTCCTACTCGTCGTACACTCTACACTCTTCTGCGTCAGGATGATTGTCACAATAAATTTCAAGTTTCTTGTCTTGATGTCTCAAATGATAATCATTAATTCCTGTTTCAGGTTCATCATTCTTGTGATACTCATCATAATAAGCGTGAGCAGATTCTAAGTCTGCTTTAGTATACTCCATCTTACCATGATTAACGTGTTCTTTACCATCTGCTTCGATGTAAACTTCATGGTCTAAATCGTGCTTGATTTGTGTCATAATTAGAATCTACTGGTCGCTTGTATTTATTCTTATGCTACAGTTTCCATCTCCTTAAGTGCTTTCATCCTGACAAACTGTGCATCCATATTATAATAAAGTTTATAGTTCTCAGTGATTACATAATGTCCTATAATTTCCTTTCCATTATCACTCCAACCATAACCTTTTACCCTTTCTTGACATCCATCAATACGCATTTTCTTAGTTCCGTGTAAGTAAGAATGGTATCTGTCGTCTAGGTTAATCATTGGTTTTAGAGAAATGTGAGGATACTATAACATTAGTTATATCATTTATCTATAAATTTTATAATGTCTTTGGAATTGCGTAACAGTTTTTAATCTGACTCATCCCCAATAGTAACATCACCTGTCTTATCTATAAAAGGTTTGTAATAACCAGTCTCCAATAATGGTGAATTTAAAATAAAGTCTTCAGACCTCCAAAAATCATCCCAATCCTTCCTAGAATGAGTCACATCACTAGTGTCACTAATAGAAAGTGGTTCACTAATAGAAACAACATTATCAGGTCTAGTAGTAGATCTTACTTTATCAATTAAGTTTAAGAGCTCTTGACTATCATTCATACATTTCTTATGATAGATAACTCTTCTCTGAATTGTATGAACTATACAATCATATATTTCTTCAGGAGTTGCTTCAGAGTATAATGCGTCCTCGATCCATTCTTGAAGATTTGTGAGAGAATAGTTATCCTCGGTCATTTTGATCTAACCTGATTGCTTCCGCTACTATACACTGAATTTCTTTTGATGTCAACCCGTTTAACCATTTCCAATTAGGATCTTCCTTATCCCAATCCATAGTATATGATCCGTCTTTATTCTGACTTATCTTCAAGGAGTCTACGTTCTGCATCTTTTTCTGCTCGTTTGATACGTTTTCTTACCATTTTAGCATACCTAATCTCCTCTGTGGTATACATTTCAGGGTGTTTCTTTGCTCGTTTGATGATTAACTTCGCTGCTTTCTTGTCCTTCATTGAGTGGTTTGATTGTTAGATTGTATTTGGATTTATTTCCTGTAATATTATGTATCTGTGCAAGACACCATAACATCTCACTCTGCAATCTTTCAACCCTTTCTTGATTTGACTCTATTTGAGATTTAAGGTATGATATTTCATCAACATCATAAGATTTACCAGTATCCCATAAAGGATGAGTTATTTCTCTATCACGATATGGGTATAACCAATCTTCCAATTCAGCAACTATCCACCAAGTTGCCTCTTGTATCTTAAATAAGAGTTTCTTCACTCAAATCCCCTTTGTTGTTTCCAATCAGCATACATCTGACCAAATACCATACCTTCATTAGATTTCAATTCAGCACCATCTAGTATCTCTATCTGTCTTTTAGATAAAGACTTATTCATTTCCTTATATTCTTTTGGAAAGTTTTTAATTTCGTCGGTATCAAATTTCATACCCATCCCTCCTCTTTTATGTTACTTAATTCTTCATCACATTTTCTAATGATAGAATTTATAAAAGGTTCATGTGTTTGACTAGGTGGAACCTCCTCCAAATAATGTCTAATCAATTTTGCCTCAAACTTAGTTAAACTCAACTTAACTAGTTCAACTTTATCATAAAGATCAATTAAATCTGGTGATTCAAAGTAATCAGTAGCACTAAACTTTTGTTCCATTTTTCTTCTTTTGTGGTGCGAAGTTTTGGTTAGGGACAAATATAGATTTGACTTTACCTTTAAGTGCCTCTACTGCTTCAGAAGACTTATGCAACTGCTCTATTGCTGCCAATAGCTCAGGAGTTTCTTCCCATTCCCAAATTTGATTATGGGTGTCTTTTTTCTTTTCAATAGTGTGTGTTTTTAATGTCATTAACTTAAGAATTTAGATTTAGGTAAAGAACCTCCCTCATGCAGGTCTTTAATAGGAAATGTTATCATCTTCTCCCAAGGAGATAGATTGTCAAAAAGCACTGCTGCTTTATCACCACTAATTCTCTGTACAAATCCAGTATATCCCCTGTAAATAGAGGTAGGATCTTTAACTGTAACTGTAGTTCCTGGTAATATCATAGTAGTTTAACTTTATCATAAAGTTCAACAACTTCTTTACTTGGGTCTGGAATATGAGATAATATATCTCGTAGTGCTACTACCTGCTCGGCAGTAAGAGTAAGACCTCGGTTTGTTGTACTTGGTTCAAAATTAGGTCTGTAATTAGTACCAATTGCGGGGTATGGATCTGCCATTTAGTCCTCCTTGTGTTTTACGTCGTATTCTATCACAATTTTCTTGCTAGTTCTACCACTGTGATCGGCAGTAGTGCAATAATTAATAGTTCCTTGTAACTGTTCTACAATAAACTCTAAACTTGTCTTTAATTCATTATCCTTCATTTAACATCCTCTTCATAAAAAACACGATCACCATAACCAATCATTAACTGTTTCCATTTACCATTCTCTAATCTTTGATAGACTTCCTCAATTGATGATTTTGGTTCTGATTCAGTAGTCCATGTTCTTGCCCACCAATCATTACCACTATCATAAGCATATCCTTCTGACTCTATTTTACCAATGAAACAATCCTCCTCACTTTCATCAACGGTACAAACTACTTTATCAGGATCAAAATCATCAACAGGTTGTTTCCACCAATCCTGAATATTAAGATTAAAGAATCGTTTAATCCAACTCATTTTTTCCTCCTAGGTACTTGGATTGTCCACGCAGGTGATACCAGATCAACCATTTCAAATTGCTTCTTATTCTTCTCAATCTCAACTAACCTTGCATCATTGGCAATCGCACCATAATCAGGTCTATTGGGATTTGGTCTATCTAGGTAATCAAGAATAGCATTATCTACCATATAAAAGATACTATCCCAAGTAAGAGTTAGTCTAAGTTCATTAGCAAGATCTTCAACTTGCCCTTCAGTCATTTCTTCTGCTAGAAATGCTGCACGAATAGCGACCAATTCACTAAGATTGATCTCTACTTTAACATCACTATTAATCGCCATTGAATCTTCTCTCATAAGCAATAACAGCAAATCCAACAAACAATGATATTAAAAGCATATCTAATATTGGTGTTGATGATGAATGTTCCATTACTTCCCTCCAGTGTTTACATTATAAAACCCCTGACTTAAAAAGTCAAGGGTTTCTTTTTACTATTAAGTTTTGATTACTATGTGGATTACTTAAGGTGGATGTGAATAAGGTAGCATTTTAACTCTTGATGTACTACAGTTAGACTCTAAACCTAAATTAGAACCTCCTTACAGATTCGTTTACAAACTGATTGACTTTCGTCACACTCGATTAAGCACTCATAGTATTCTGCGATTAGATCATTATGTGGATCAAACGTCTCTTCAGGATGTTTTGACCCTGCTAATTGATTAAATGGAATTAAGTTATGCATAATCGGTTTTTAGATACAACAATTTCATACTATAGTTACCCTCATAACAAAGAGTTTTAGATCATCTTGTTTACCTTAACTCTTGCTATTATTTATCATAAATCCAACACAAAAGTCAAGTTCGGTTTTACAAAAATTTATGCCTACGAGTTTATACTTATGGATTAAATATCCTTTGTTGCCAATCATCAGAGAATACAAACCACCCAGTAAGTATAAACTTAGAACCACTTATAGGAGGATTACCACGATGCATATGTGTCCATGCTCCTGGCCACAGAACTGCCATATTCTTCTTTGGATTAACTCTTAGATGTTGATATAAAAATTCAGTTTCTCCACCCTCTTCAACATCATTCAGGTATATCATCCATGCTATATCTCTATTATTAAATAATCCTGTTTTTTCACAATGCCAACGATGATAACCCTCACCTGGATCTGTTTTTTGTAGTATAGTAGTTCCAGTAGCCCATTGAACATATGGTGCTACCAATTGAGGAAACTCTTTAATATAATCACTTAAACATTGATCCAATAATACCTTAGTAACTTGATTTGCCATATCAGGATAAAATTGATCCAAACATAACTGCTTATCTTTTACATCTGCCTTACTCCTATCATACCATACAGGTCTCTCATCTATTAACTGTGTAAGATCTTGAATTGCTTCTACTGGCAATATATGATTATAACATCTAATAAAATTTTCATTCATTTCCATAATTAATGCCCTCTAATTTGTAGTGTATACCGTCTAATGTTACGGGGATTAGGTAAAACTGTACTCACACTATGATGTTCACGTTCATCGTTAAGAACCAGAAGATTCTCTTTTGGTCTAATACTTTTAATAATTCCACTTTCTCTTGATTCTTCATCTCTCCACATAAACAAACCACCCCAATCATAACCCAACTCACATAAGTCA